AAATAAATAATTTCATTTCAAACTTAATTTCTGATATTTAATCGCAATGACGCTACTCATTGCGATTTTTTATTTCATTATATTTATGAAATATGGCAACATACGGTATAGATTATCCATTTAGAGATAGTCAAATTGGAAATTATTTAAGAATGACATCTACTCCCGAAAAGGAAGTAAGGGCAGATCTTATACATTTATTATTAACAAGAAAAGGTAGTAGATATTTTTTACCCGATTTTGGCACGAGATTATATGAATTTATTTTTGAACAAAACGATGTGACAACATTTACACATATAGAAGACGAGATAAGAGAAAGCGTGGCCAAATACATTCCCAATCTAGATATAAATAAGATCGAGGTAATGTCGGCCGAAGACGATCCCGATACGCCATCTTTACCTATTGAAGATGAGGATGCTCGATTATTTAGAGTAGGAGATGGTTCAACTAAACCATATACAGCAAGAGTTAAAATAGATTATACGGTTAATAATGGAACATTTTCAACATCAGATTTTATAATAATAAACATTTAATGAGTGGATTAAAATTATACGATATTATAACAGAGTCAAAAGAAAGAGATATGTTTGAAGGATTTGATGAAACCGAATTAAGCGAGGATTATCCGGTAAATTTCGATATATTTAGTTTTAAAAATATAAGAGGATACGCCGCAAAGTTAAGATATGCCGAATCATATCTAGGTAAACCACTTGGCAGAGGAACGGCAAGAGTTGTATATCGAGTAGATAATGATAAAGTTTTAAAACTAGCCAAAAATAAAAAGGGCATTGCCCAAAATGAGGTCGAAATAAATTGGTCAGGAGACAATTATTATGGAGATGTTATGGCTCGTATTTTTGATTATGATAGAGACGATAGTTTATGGGTTGAAATGGAATTAGCATTCAGATCTAAAAAATCGGATTTTAAGCGATTATGGGGTGTTGATCTCACCGAGATGTATTATTATTTAAGAAATAAAGTTGAAGAAAATAACGGAAGACGGAGATTTTTTCATATAGAGCCAGAAATAGAAGAACAATTAAATGATAACGATCATATTCAACATCTTTTAGAATTTGTACTTGATTCTGACAGTAATGCTGGCGATTTAGGAAGAATAAGTTCATGGGGATTGGTGAAAAGAACAGGTGGAATGGCTTTGGTTTTAATAGATTATGGTCTAACAAGTGATGTATACGAATCATATTATAGATAAAAAATAAAAGAAATGGCAAAACAAATTTCATACGCAATAAGGGATTTTGCAAGTCTTCGAGATGACTTAGTTAAATTGACGCAACAATATTATCCCGATTTAATTTCCAATTTTAACGACGCATCAATTTATTCGGTTTTATTGGATTTAAACGCCGCCGTAGCCGATAATCTACATTTTCATATCGATAGAGTATGGCAAGAAACAATGTTGGACTTTGCTCAACAAAGACAATCATTATTCTTTATCGCTAAGACATATGGTATTAAGTTGCCGGGTCTTAGGCCATCTGTTGCGTTATGTGATTTCAGTATAAATGTGCCGGTCAATGGAGATAAGGACGACGAGAGATATGAAGGAATATTAAAAGCAGGATCTCAAGTTTCAGGTGGTGGACAGGTTTTTGAAATTATTGACGATGTGGATTTTTCAAGTCCATTTAATAGCGCGGGAGAATCAAATAGATTAAAAATACCGAATTTTAACACGAACAAAAAATTAATTTCATACACAATAACAAAAAGAGAAGCTGTTGTTAATGGTACAACAAGAATATATCGAAAAGTTATTACGGATGTTGATCAAAAACCATTTTTGAAGTTATACCTTCCAGAAAAGAATGTTTTAGGCGTTACTGCAGTTATACATAAAGACGGAACGAGCTTCGGCGCGAACCCAACAACAGATGAATTCATATCTTCTTCAAATAAATGGTATGAAGTTAAATCTTTAATTGAAAATAAAGTTTTTATTGAAAACACCACAGCGGCATCCGATGGTGATAATTTCAAAGCCGGCGATTATGTCGAGGTCACAAAAAAATTCTGCACAGAATTCACACCCGAAGGATATTTTTCAATGATATTTGGATCAGGTAATGTTGATCCAATGGATAATTTGGACAATTATATGACAGGATCAATGAAAGTTAATCTTGCAACATTTTTAAATAACACATCATTGGGAGAAATTCCAAAACCGAATTCAACATTGTTTATAAAATATAGAATTGGAGGTGGTAAAGACACAAATATTGGTATTAGTGTTATAACGACTATGGATTCATTTGATTTCGCGATAAACGGGCCAAATGCGTCAATAAACAATCAGGTAAATCAGTCAATGAGAGTAACGAATGTTACCCCGGCAATCGGTGGGGCGGACGCTCCGACTATTGAAGAAATAAGAAACATGGTAGCATACAATTTTGCCGCACAGAATAGAGCGGTAACATTAAATGATTACAAATCAATGATTGAAACGATGCCATCAACCTTTGGTGCTCCCGCAAAAGTGAATGTGATGGAAGAAGATAATAAGGTTAGAATTAAATTACTATCATATGACGAAAACGGGGCATTAATTGATACAGTATCGAATACATTAAAAAATAATGTGTTGAATTATTTATCCAATTTTAGAATGTTAAATGACTATTTGGACATACAAAGTGGTGAAGTAATAGACATGGCATTAGAAGTTGATTTAGTTGTTAATAAAAACGAAAATTCAACTGAAATTGTTAAAGCCGCTATTGATGCCGCCACAACATTTTTTGATGCCAGTAAAAGAAAAATGGGAGATCCATTATTGGTTGGCGATTTAAAAAGAGAAATCGGTAATGTTGCAGGGGTCGTAAATGTGGTTGATATCAGAGTTTTCAATGTGATAGGCGGGAGTTATTCATCAGCGCAAGTAGCTCAGTCATATGTGGATAATAACACCAAGGAGATTCAACAGTCAGACAGCACGATTTATATGAAATCAAACCAAATATTTCAAATTAGATTCCCGGCTGTGGATATTAAAGTAAGAACAAAAAATCTTTCTTCGACTACATTTTAAATTGTTTTTTATGTATCTTATAGAAAACTGAGAAGTTTCTATTTATATATGATGATACAAAAGCACAGAATATACACCAACATAGGGAGAGACCAAAAAGTTAATGTTGAGATCAATCAGGACTTCGATCTCATGGAAATACTCTCCTTGAAATTCTCGCAAAAAGATATTTTTCCGTCGGGAAGTTGTTCAGAATATGGCGTGGTCGTTGGCCGCATTTCTGCTAATAATGGATTTGGTATTCCAAATGCGAAAGTTTCAATTTTTATTCCACAATCTGATCTTGATGTAAATGATCCGGTTATTTCAAAATTATATCCATATACGACTGTTAGTGATAAAGATGAGAACGGGTATCGTTATAATTTATTACCAGCAAGACAACAATTTTCAGGACATGTGCCAACAGGTACATTTCCCGATCAGGAAGATATATTAACAAGAGAAGAAGTTCTTGAAGTATTTGAAACATATTATTCCTTTACTGTTAAAACAAATAGCGCCGGCGACTTTATGATTTGGGGTGTGCCAATCGGAACGCAAATTTTACACATTGACATAGATCTTTCAGATATTGGATGTTTCTCACTTAGGCCATATGACTTCATTAGAAAAGGCGTTGGTGCAGATGAATTTGAAAGATTTTACGCGTTTAAATCAAGTTCTGATCTTGATGGATTACCACAGATAGTTATGCGTGATCAGACAATAAATGTTTACCCATTCTGGGGAAGTGAAGAATTATGTGATATTGGAATAACCAGATCGGATTTTGATTTATCGAGTTTAGGTATTAAAATAGAGCCAATCTCATTAATCTTATTGTCTTCAGTAACCGATGATAATAGTGATGCGGTCAAGAAAAATGGAAAAATAAGAAAAAACACAGGATATAAATGTAATTTACAGACATCAACGGGAAAAGTAGAATGCATTAGATATACAGGTAAAAAAGTTTTTGCATCGGATGGCGTTACAAAATATCCTGAATTGGAGTTTTTAAATATTACTGAAGTAATTGATCAGGATGGCATTATGATGGGTGTCCTACCAATGAATTTGGATTACTTTATCACAAATGAGTTCGGTGAATTAGAAATAACAAACGATACAAATAAGGGTATTCCAACATCAGTGGTGGCGAGGTTCAGATTTGGTTTAGATTTTGACGGCAGTAAAGTTGCGGCGGCAAAATATCTTGTACCAAATATCAGAGAGTTTAACCCAAATGCTGATGGAACTGCTCATGGATATTCAGATGATATTGAATATAAGGAAGGAATGCTGGCAACATATCAATTTTCGGATGTGTTTGAGGATTATATACATGTGGTGCCGTCATATACGGGTGTAACATTATCTCCCACAAATTATGGGCCAGCAGAAAAAGAGAACAAAAGAGATTTAATGTTAGGAACAAATAATAATAACATACCCGAAGATTATTTCTATAAATTCGTATATGGCAAGGTTTATACGGTATCATCCTTTCAGGGAGCACATTTTGAGGGATCAAGACGAGACGCATTTTTAGGTATTAAACAGATAAGGCCAACAGCTGATGAAGATTGCGCGTCCAAAGCAAATTATTTTCCAACGAATTTCGGATATAGAAATAGAACAAAATTTATGTTGATAGTGAGTCAGGTTTTATTATTTATTCAATATATTTTTGGTGTTATTTTTGTAAAAGTCGGTGAATTATTAGGAAAGTTTTTCTATGGTATATATAGGTTTTTCTATGGATTAGGTATTGGTGGTTGGAGGCCATTCAGAGGATTTTCTCAACAATTAGAAGATCTCGCATATAGAATTCAAGATAGATTTACGCAACAACTTCCACTAACAATTTATCCTGATTGTGAAGAATGTACAACCAGTGATATAGCAGTAGTATCCGACACATCATATGCTGATTCGTATTGTAGACTGGCTGAGGTTAAACTACAAGTTTATCTTCCAATAATTTCCGGTACGATTATTAGATTTAGGACCCCATACAGTCCGTCAAGCGATAATTTTCGTAATTCAATAACAGATTCGACTTTTTTAACTGGCACGACAGAAACTTCAAATTTTTTTGGTACTGGCAATACTGAAACCGCGAGAGATAGTGATGGACCATGTACAGGAGCAACGGCATTAGATTTTTCGAGTTTACTTGGATTATCAACATTAACGACAGTTATTGATGGGAGCACAGTACCAAGATATGCTGTTGAGATATATGGATGGGCAAATGTGACAGGAAATACTATTATAAGTGAATATGTTTCGGAACTTTGGAACCCACCCGAAAATCCGGAACAAACTTATTTTCAACATATAGGCGGAGATTTGGTAATACAATACTCCAACGATATTTTTGAGGATTTAACGGGCATTAACATTACCATTGCGCCAGCGGATCCGCAAGCTCCTATTTTTACCGATACATATATCGTTGTAAGAATATATGATAGATCATTACCAAAAGTGCTCATATCGACAATAACAGGAACAACAGATCTCCAAATTGAAGAGGGGTGTGATAAATATGATAAGGTATATAATGAAAGCATGCAACTGGGATTTATTTGGTCAACAGGACAGACATCATACGGAAGTCCATATTGGCCAATTAATCCTAATCCGGGCATATATCTTGAAGATAACACATATATGGAATCACCTACTCCCGATGCAACTCATATTAATTTATTATCAACGGTAATCGCAGATTCCTATGGCGTATTGAGAATGCCAAGATATAAACCTTTTACTAGAATAGGAAGAGCATATTATGACAGAAAAACAAAATCAGGGTATTCGGAATTTAGAGATGGCGTATTTACTATAATTCCTGTTATACATGGCAGAAGTAATAATTTTCCAGCAATACAAGAATGGTATAGAAGAAAAAGGGTTGGCCTATTTTTCTGCGGTGGAGTGATTAATTATTCATTTATTGATAATTGGTTGAATGGGATATTATATTTCTTTAAATTTGAAAAAAGAGTACGATGGGATAATGAAGGTGCGTTCGATTTAAATCAGCGACGCACAAAATATCCAAGAGAACTTGTATTCTTCAATATATTGGATAATAATTTTTATTATAGATGTACTCCATATCAAGTATTATCAGGATTTACAGGGCAGCTTTATGAGTCCAATACTCTTGAAATTTTACACCCAACAACATTTTATGATGTTGGGGTTAGAGATGAGTTTTTGGCTGAGATCTGCTACGATCCAATGGTTGATCCTGAATGTTCTGTTATTAGAGATATTGGCCCCACATCTTATCAGGATGCGGCGAATATTGTCGAGTATGCGATAAACTACAGAATGGACATCACTAATTCTAAATTTGATGTTGATGATTTTTTTACTGGCCAGCCTGTTACCGAAGTTCATACAAGAATAAAAGTTTTGGATGGCGATATTACTCAACTAATATCCATCAATTGTGAAGCGGGTATCGAAGGATTCGATTTAGACACCCCACATTATAATATGTATAATGGAGAATTGTTAGACCCAGAAGATCCTCGATTTGGCGTATTTTTTAAAGATGCGTTCGGAGCATACGCGCCCATATCAATAGACTTGAAACTCGATCTTAATGGCGTTCTTATAAGATCATGTTTAAATAATAGATTGGGAGATTTTTCTCAAATAGTGCCATTTTATTTATGGAATAAAGGTAGAGAAGGATTTGGTTTATATGGCACATATTCGGATAGTCAAACATGGGATAGATTAGCCATTGCATCAATGAAATTACAAAGGATATTTTCAATAAGTGGCGTAACATCAACTGTTACAAATTATTTGATGCCTGATGGCGAAGAAGAATATTTATTAAAGCCAATGACAATAGATCATCCCACATTTGCTTTTACTGGCGGAACAGAGGATATGTTAGAAAGATTTGAAGTAATTAGTTATGATATTCCAGATACATCCCCAGATGGGGCAATAGACTATGTTGAAGGAGATTTGTGGCTGTATGTTCCTCCTACAAGTGGAACAACCAAAGATCCACAAGGCGGTATTATATATGTCGTTGTTAATAAACAATGGGTAGCTCAGCCAGATCCATATTTAGAAGGAATAAGGGAAATGTTCATACCACAAACAGCGTTAAATTATGCGGATATTCGTCAAGTTCTTTCAACACCATTTTTATTTTATTTTGGATTAAGGCCAGAAAAAACAGCGTTAGATTTATTGATAAAATATTTTGGGCCCAAGGGAGCGTTTACAACCCCAACGCCAATCCCATTGACGGAGATAACCCCAACACCACCACCACCGACAAGTCCAATGCCGACGCCATCTATTAGCACAACGCCAGGGCTACCGCCATCACCAAGTGTAACTCCAACGCCGAGCACATCATCAGCATTTTTGGGATATCCTATTATATATGTTGCGAATAAGTCAAGTAAATCATATAGAATAGACAATGTTAAAGTTCAATCCTTATCGGTTGTTTTATCGCCGACATTACCATACGCTTCAGGGGTTAATGGATCCGGAAATTCTCCATATGGAGCGGGAACATATACAATATCTGTTACTATTACTGGAACGGGAACGATTGGATCCAATGTGCATATAACCGATAGTGTGAGTACGGATCGTTGCGGATCTTTTTCGCCACTTGCAGGAGGAACAGTAATTATTAGTGGAGTAGTTATGAACACATCCACCCCAATTAATATAGAACTTAACGATTTTGCTTGTTAACATGGAAAAAAAACAAATCATATTACCAACATTAAGATTCGAAGGGGCGCCAGCCGTGGATACACAGATACGCGTTGGTTTTGATGAACAGCAATCATTGTTAAGAACGGATGATAGGGATATTGTATTGGATTTAGCGGAACAGTTTGCAACGGAAAGAGCCAATTCTAAGAGATATAAATTTTATGGTAAAATGAAAATGGTTTTCAGAAATTTATATTTTGGAATGACTGATTATGATTATTTAAAACAAAGATTATATATTTTAGGTGATGGAACAAACGGAGATTTTCGTGGATATATGCCATATGATGAGTTTGCGTTTTTAAGGACGGATGTATATCGTGAAACCATAGAGCCAATATCCGTTGGAACAACGGGAAGTACAATTGGTGCTATGAGCGGTTTTACAGGGTTTACTCTTATCACATCAGGAACAACAACTCACCAACTTATTACTGCCCTTAATTCTTCATATTTTAATTGGAATCTTTATTTGAGTTATGTATATGATCAGGATGAGGCATTTCCAATGAAATATACATTGACCGGAGCGACAAAAACGGAAGGAGATAACCTATTAACTTTTGTGAGTGGGGATGGAATACCATTCAGAGTTCAAACAGGAACTACAGAATATACACTTATCAGCCCCGTACAACATGGAATGACTCAAGGTGAATATATTATAATAAATTCAATACCATATTATATTAATTCCATTGGAAATGAGGTATACAATTCCGAAAAGTATGTTATTAACATATCAAGATCGCAAGCAAGCGGAGGAACTTTAAATGCCGTGGTTACAGGCAAGAGATGTACCGATATTAATGATCTCACTGGTTCCACCTCGATATATTATGTTCATCAGCATAAAATTTTAACATCAACGGATAAGTATGTTTTAGATAAAGTTGGATTCGAATCTCCAATATGGCAAGACGAGAAAAAACTATTGTTTGAAAATAGTGCTTTCGTTCTTAATTATGTCGCTGAAAGAAATAGAATGGAAGCTGTATTATTTGATTTTAAAGAGCCATTTATATTAACAGGTATAACCAATAATTTAGGATATACGCCAACAGATTTATATATGACCACGATTTTTAGGAACGGTAATGGACTTTTTGATTATCCACCAAAGGTTGGATATTCGTTTCATTTCCATGATTTATGGATAGATGATTATTTTAGTGGAACCACATCAAATGAAATTGGATTATCGGGCGATACATTTGTTATAAGTGGAATCACATTTACATCAGGAAGAACTATGAATGTGGGCGATACATTAAATGGGGCGTTTGTTGAATATCACCCTAAAGAAATGAAAGAAAGAATAATTTCCGAGGCTTTCCATAAAATGATTGCTAATGTGAATGTATTTAACCATGGGCAGGCAGAAAGTACAACATATTCCGGAGCATCTATCGATAATCAGGTGGGATTATATTATCAACCACACCACAGATTTAAAATGAGAGAATTATCGCCATATACTGAGACATCGCTAACAGACAAAATAGATAATTTACCTGAAAATGCCCGATATTTCCCCAATGAAAAATTATGGAGATGGAGAGATTTATATGATGACGGATATGTTGATACAGATGGTTTTGGGACGGATTATCCATATTTAAATGATATACATTACATACACAAAGATATTAATTTTTATTTAAGAAATGAACAAATATATACTAATAAGAAAGATGGAATTACCAGCTTTTATATAATAGATCCAACTAAGTGTTAATGGAAATTTTACAAAATAATATTAACAAAAATATTTTATTAAATACTGAAACCGATTTTAGAACGGATTTGGGATGGGAAGAGTCTTTTCAAGAATTTGAACAGGACACATTAAAATCAATTATTAATCCGGCGGTTAATTTCGAAACGGTAAGATATATCCATAAATCGTGCCTTGGTGTACAAAATATTGAGCAATCGGACATTTGGTTTTATTTTTATTTCTACAATGATCAAAATCCACCTACTCATGTCGGTGGATTAAATTATGAATATATTGGATTAACAACAGAGAACAATAGTAAAATTCTAAGGGAAGACAATGAAAGTTTTTTCAGATTAGAGTTTTATAAAGTGCCGGAAGGCCAAAATCCAAATAGTGCGAATAGAAAATTAGTGTTTACTAAACATCTACCAATTGCGTTAAGCGAAAAAATCCTATATTCGCCAACTAATGAATATATATATGTTCCTATTTTTATGGGGTCTAATTTTAGGAACAAAGAGAATATGTATTTATTTTGGTTTCAGGATAATACTGTAATGGATGGAACATTGATGTCAGGTAACACATTTTATATGACGGCAAGATTCTTTAATACGATTGATGGGAGCACGACAAGTTTCACCAATGATGATAAAGCCGCTAGTGATGCAATCAACGAAGAGGTGGATGTATATTATAGAATGGATATTGAAAGAACAGGTTATACCTATACGATTTCTTCAGGGACAACAGAATATGGATGCAGTACAAATCCAATTAGATTTTATGAGGTGCCGAACTCTATTGCAGGACCGCTGTCTTCGCCATCAACAACGCCATCCATAACGCCATCAATATCAACATCTCCTCTACCACCGTCATTAACGCCGTCGTTAACTCCATCGAGAACGCCAACGGCAACACCAACTCAATTCAGTTATGGAGTTAATTTTTATAGTTGTTCAGGTGGAAATTGTGGCGGATTAATTGGTCCCGCTCATATAGATACGACAGTTCCATTAATAGTTGGAAAATATTATTATTCAACTGATGGCGGGGCTAAATCTGTTTATGTTTTGTCCACCCAGCCAATTGGTGGATCTTCATTAACAATTGTTAATGGCCCATATAATACATGTGATGAAGCTTGTCCATAATGAAAAAAGATAGGTACGAAATATTGTCAGGATCAACGAGTGGAGCAACATATCAGCTACCAATATATTTGGAATGCTCGGTAGATGAAATGGGTATTATGGTTGGATTTGACGGAAATATTGAACAGATAGAACAATTTTGTAATTTTACATATGCTGGGGGTATTATTCCAAATTCTCTTATTATATATAACGCATTAAATACCAATAAGCTCAAAACGCTTATTGATTCGGTTTTCACAGTTTCATGGGGGGATGGAAGCACAGGTGATACAATATCTATGCCGACGGTATATGACACGAATTTATCATATGCAACGCATTTATACACAGGATCAGGAATATATGATGTGGAAATAACAGTCGAGTCTCCATGGAATGTACAAAAGTTAAAGAGAAGCATATATCTTCCAATTACTGGCGGCACGCTACCAACTGATTTAGGAACATTAACATTTACAATTCCATATAGCGATCCTTCAATAGCGCAACTTCAGGATTATTTGGAAGATTATAGGACGTTAACAGGAAATACCAATGACACACTTATATCATTCTTGGCATTAGGAAAAAGTAGAATAGATGAATTCCAAAATTATGGTAAAAGTATGATATATTCAGGATTAACAACAGGGCATACCGACGCTGGCGATTATACGGGTTATACAATTGATGGTTTGTTCTATATGGATTATGCTGACGGATATACACATATAACGGGCCAAACATCAGATTTTATTCATGAAGAACTATATCAAGGAATGATAACAAGAAATGAACATCTAATAGGATTTCTTGACGAGCCTCAAATTTCTTCAGATATTTTTGTTGACAGGGGTAAACAGGGTGTAATGGAAAGAAACCTAAGATTGGGTGAGATTGATAGCACCGGCGAATTGGAGATCTACGGAAGTGGATATTTTAAGGTGAAAAAACAATAAAATTGGTATTTATATAATAAAGAACAAAAAAATGGCAATTGGCAGTTTCGGAAATATTAGGGGATCAGATATGTCCCCTGAAGATGTTGAAATCATCTATCACTATGTAGGTGATAGAAACGCAAATTCGGCGGTGACATTAAAAAGATTGGATGCGGCGACAATTTTAACGCCCGTTTATCATAATTCCGATACTACAGATGACGCCAACGCGCCAAATGTCGAAGTATTAGGTGGATTATACAATTTAAAACTCGAATCAGGGGATTTCTCCGACCTGGGTATATATACCCTTCACTTGAGGCCAAAACAGATTAGAACGACTATAAGCGACTGTGGCGTCCTAGCATCTTTACCATCAGTTAGAGGATTAATAATAGATTTATCTAATGTATCAACAGATTTAAATAAATTTAGCCCACAGGGATTGGTCGGTTATAGAATCGAATATATAAATCCAAGTGATAGTAAAAAAATTCCTAATTTTTACAGGGTTGTTACGTCTAATTTCTATTGCGAGCCCATAACCACAAATTTAACAAATACAACTCAGAAAGCTATTAGATACAGATATTCTGACAGTGCCACGAATTTAATGTTTTTAACAATAACACCAAGCTCAGCCCCATCAACAAGGCCAAATACTGTTCCATACATCGGTCAACCCGGACAAATAATAATTTTAAGTAACACATATTTTAATCCAACAACAATTGAAATTGAGATGGTTGAACATGACGCTCAGACATTAAGTTATGCTCTTTATGGCAATCAAAGTAAAGCAATATCAAGTGGTGTTTACACAATATATGATAAAGATAACAATATCTATAAGCAATTTAATTTATATGAAATTAAGGATCAATTTAATGAGACTTTATATGAAATTAGAGCGAAAAAAACTGATATTGATGAGGCATTAAATTTTGATACGATAACAGCATAATGTTAGTAACGCACAAAGTACCTAGTCAAGCCGCAAGTGGGGCTGACACATTTAGCGATTTTCTGGTTGGACAGCAATTTACTGACGGTTCAAGCCAAATGACTAGTGGTAACTTTGCCATTGATAAAGTAATTCCTGAAAAAGATAGTAAAGAATTTAGAACACAACCGTATTCTAATTTCCTTACATTAGAAGATCTTAATAAGGAAACATCCACAACTACCGCTACAACAAGTACCACTAGCACGACCAGTAGTACTAATCAGGATATTAAATTTAGAAACGATAAAAATAATGCTGATCGTTCTCTTTACGGATCATTAACGCAAAGACTTGGCGTTTCGGTTACAAACATTATTGAAACATATCCCGCAGCAGTTATGGCAGATGTGACATCGCCTGTTGGAATGAATAGTTTCAGTGCGGAATCTATTGTATATGACCAGATTTCGAATACAACGCAATTTAAAGTACAATATTCGTTATTATATAATCCATTAGATGTCGTGTTAATTGAACCTAATAGCGGAACACTAACAACCGATGATAATATCAGGAATTTTTATTCATCATTTACAAAATATGTTATTGAACTTAGTGGTAACACATTTGATATATTAGAATATACTGAGCCAGATTCAGATAATAAAATAACTTTAAAAATTTTCGGCAATTGTTTTAATGATGTCGCGGAATTTACGAAAAATTATTTAATAAGGCCAAATAACGGCGTTGTTGAAGAATTTTACGGAGGATTAGATGAGATAGAAACCGTTTTATTAAATAGAGAAAGCAATCCTAAATTCAACGCGGGGTTTAATGTTTCACGAGAAACAAATGGTGGATATAATACGGACACTATTACCGTATACGCTAACTGGCCAATTTCGCGAGACGGATGGAATATTCAAATAACAGGTATTGATTATGATTTTTATATAAATCAGATAAGTTCATTTGGCGCCGAGATTGACGATTATAAATCTAATTTAATCGTTAGATATTTAACAGCCCCACAACTTTATGATTTTGATACTGAAGAGCATAAAATAGAAGCGGTATTTCAAGTTTATGGACAAAGTTTTGATCAGATAAAGAAATTTATTGATAACATTGCTTTTATGAGAAATGTGAGTTATGATGGGATCAATAATGTTCCAGATGTGCTGTTAAAAAACCTATCCGAAACTCTTGGACTTTCAACAATTAATTTATTTGATGAAAAAAGCCTTCAAGATTCTTTATATACGAGACACGACTCTCAATATGCCGGAATATCGACGGGACCAAATTTAATCGAAGCTGAATATGAGTTTTATAGAAGAATATTAGTCAATCTCGCTTTCTTATATAAATCAAAAGGGACTAGAAATGCAATAGAGTTCTTTTTAAAATTTATTGGAGCGCCTGAGCCGATAATTAGACTTGATGAATATGTTTATAAAGTTGACGCCTTACTACCTTCAAAAAGAGTCGAAGATGACATTTGGGAAGCAATGCAAGGAATTAGAGTGGTTAATATTGCTGAATATAATACTGGTATAACAACATATGCCATATCATATATGTTAACGGGATTCACATCATCGCCATTCTATGAACTATCACAACTTTCTGGATCAACATCATTAACAAGAGATCAATATCCCGTTGATCCCGACACAGGATTACCAAGAAAAATTACATCTTCAGATGGATCGGTATTTTTCCAATTAGGGGCCGGGTGGTATAAAATATTATTGGAGCATAGATCTCCCGATATTTTAGATACGCAAAATTCCGATTTAACAGGCAGAGTAAAGACTATTAAAACCACCGTTAAACCGTTTACATATGGTGAGGATTATTTTGATTTGTATCGAAAACTTCCAGGATTAGATTATGGATATAGTTTATCATCCAAAATTGATAATATAAAAGCTGAAAATGTTACCGATGAATTTCAATCAAAATTAACATTAAACAGAAAAAATATTAATGTATTTTTAGCAGCAGATAGATCGATAGATTTTGACATTTATAGAAAATCTAGAGACTTATCGTTAAGCTTCTATAATTTAACCCCACAAACAGGTAAAACATTTGCCGAATTTCTAGATACAATATTAAATGATGTTATTACGAATTCACATATTATGAAATATCAGAGAAGTTATGTGGATTTGGCAAATATCTATAATGCGTATCAACAAAGCAATCAATTTAAACCATATAATTTTATTGCGGTATGTGATTTCATAAATAGATTAAGTCCATACTGGACAAGTATAATAGATCAGTTTATTCCGGCAACGACAATATGGTTAGGCGGAAATTTGATTGAAAATGGAAATTTCACAAATATATCGAGATTTAGGCATGAACAACCTTGTGCTCCAATTGTATATACAGAAACTCTTTATCCAGATTTTGAAGCGGTAATTCGTGAAGATCTTAAAACATTTATTGGCGGAGGGTCAATTGATGGACACGATATTGGATTGGAAAATTTCAGAGGACTTCAACTTTTTGGCGGTGTTTCATTTAGGGTGTCATTAATGGTTAATGGTAACACATATAATAGTGATACTATTAATTTTAAACCATTCGGACCTTATACGCCGCCAACAAATAATTGTACCTCATTAACCGCGACATCTGATAGTATTCCATTGGTTTGTGGATACGATTATTCAGGAAATACTTGGTCATTATTTAATGGTGGTGACACTATTGATGATATAAAGACAATTTGGAAAGATGCTCTAGATACATTAATAACCGAAGCTATGGCTGCCGAAACTGGATATACTATAACTACAGAATATTTTACAGATGTTGATAGCGTTGATAAAGTAAGATTTACAGTATCATCGAATGATTATTATAATGAAACTTGTCACGAGGGCTTCGATTATTTCTTTGAGCCAATCTTTAATTTAACGAAAAATGAATGTGATTTAAAAGTATTTGTAGATGTATCATCACCAGTTTTTAGTGGAGACCCAACATGTATGTTGTATGCCGATCTTTATTTCACGGTTACCGGCGCAACAGGAGATGAAATGGGTAGAGGATCTGTTTATGTGCATCAGGAATGTAATGACGATGTAAATGTTAATCCACGAATAATTCAAGTGGCGCCATGTGAATTTATGGTAACTGGTTTTAGTGAATGTGATCTTATTCATTTATTATTTATTGATGCAGCAAACTGTGAACAAAAACTAGAAGTTGATGGATTACAATTAGTGGGAGTTCAAGGAAATTCCCCATCAGCCACAGGATATACCGCAAATCCAAATGTAGAATATAGACCGAGCTTTAATTATGGATTAAGAAAAGGAACGATTGTTTATAAAACAATTGGAAATCCGCCAATTCCATTATCATGGTCGGACTTTTCTGAGGGAATAAATGTGTCGGGTATTTTTAGTGGAGTAACGGTTGAAAGTATTGTAAGTGGTGATACACTTGTATCGATTACCATGAAAGATCCGATGAATTTAATCGCTCAAGATTTTAATATGGCATATCTTGACGGATATCAATTTGCATTTGATTACAATTTTATTAATGTTGAAAATATAGATTGTTTTAGCACAGTAAAAACACATCTCATTAATGATGAGTTCGAGGTTTTACCAACGAGTAAAATATTAGTATATACAAATACGAATCTCCTATTAGAAACGGCGCCATTTCATTTTGAATACAAATATCCAGAAGATCTATATAATGGAGATTTTATGATTGATCAATTCGGGTTCCCGATTGTAGTAACCGGCGTCACATTAAATTATTGTAATAACGATAATTATAAAAAAATATTTTATCAATTAAATGTTTCAGGAAGTACAGATATTGGTAATGTTATTGTATTTAATGGTGAAATTCTTAATAATACTATTATATTAAAATATGTTGAAGAGAAATTCGATGTAATAGATTACAGATTACAACAATATTTCACAGCATATGGACAGACATCGGGTTCATCAATAAATACATTATTTATACGAGATTGTTCTATTCTTACAGGATTAACAGCATGCACTGATAATGTTATTATACAGGTATCTCCGACGCCAACATTATCACTATCGTCAAGTGTAACACCAACGATAACGCCAACACCAACACCTACAATAACAACAACGCCTACGATAACACAAACGCCAACAACAACCGTGTCGTCAAGCGTAACGAGAACAGTTACGCCTACGGTCACGCCAACGCTTTCGGTAAGTGTGACGGCAAGCAAATCGCCAACGGTAACGCCGACATCAACAGCAACGCCAACAATAACAAAAACACCAACGGTATCTACAACGCCAACCAGAACAACATCTGTAACGCCAACGGTAACGCCAACGGCAACACCTGGATTATCACCATCGTTAACACCGACGGTAACACAAACGCCATCTGTTTCAGCAACGCCGGGATTATCTCCATCATTAACACAGACGGTAACTCCAACGGCATCAGTTTCAGCAACGCCGGGATTATCCCCATCATTAACGCCATCAAGAACGCCAAGCATAACGCCAACAGCAAGTATTTCAACAACACCAAGCATAACGCCAACACCAAGCATAACTATTACGCCAACGCCAACTCCAACAGAATCATTAATATGTGTTGTAGAGGGTGACGTTATTAATGTTACTAACATACCTGATTTATCACCATCATTAACGCCAAGTATTTCTGTATCGGTATCATTTT